AGTCGGTTTAGAACCTGTTGCTTAGAGGCAAAGCGCCACCGTGTATTTGTTAGCGCGGCGCGAGCAACGTCCTCGTATAGGGCGTCAACAACATCCGACTCGGCTGTGCCTTCATCAAAGCTAGAACTAGGAGAACCGCCCATGAGGACGGAAGCGCGTGAACATACTTTGATGGCTGTGTTAGCTGGCATCTATATAACCCCTACTGTGAGTAAAAGGGGGAGGCTTCCCTCCCCCAATTCTTTAGTTGTTGTCGAGGACTTCGTAGATACCATTTGAGTCGATGGCGATAGAACCCATAGACATCATGGAGGTTGCAAGGTGAGCAGCCTTTTCAGCGACGTAGTTTACCTCGGTTGATACATCAGCGTTGATGCCCAGACCGATTGCCGACGTGTGGTATGCAAAGTTCTTGCCACCAGCAACAGCAGACGTTGAGAAAATCTTGAAGCCCAAGAACTCTTTCATTGTCATGCCGCCAGCAAACGGAAGATTTTGCGGACCAACGTAGTCACTTGATGCAAACTCATCGATCAAGAACAAGTCAGCGTAACCAGCAGGGGACATAGCGAGATAACGCTGCCCATCTTCTGGAACATCAGCCGTACCCATTGTTTGGAACAGTGACAGCAGGTCAGCTTTGGTAACAACAGTAGAAACCGTACCAATCTGAGTTGAGTTTGCACCAGCATCCAAAGCAGCAATAACAAGCTCATCAGTCTTGCGACCAAGTGCGCCAGCTGCGGAAGTTGCAACTGCCTGACGCTCGTTAATGTTAGTCTTCAACTCATCAAGCTTGTCGATGTACTCGGCTGCGTAGAAGTCAGCCATTGTTGCTTCGACGTTGGTGTGTGCAAGGTCCATCGCGGTTACGTTGCCGTTACGCGCTTTAGTTGATGCAGTGCCTGCCCCAATTTTCTGGAAGCGAGCAACAGAACCACTAACATTGGTGGAACGTACTGTGTTGCGAAGTTTAGACCCAGCGCGTTGATACGCCATGTGAACTTCTGTTTCGAATTGCTTTACGAAAGCTACGTCAATTGAGCTAGTCATTGGAAATCATCCTATAAAGTTTCAAGCATACGGGTGTCCATTACTTCACTTTAACAAGGGTATCCTAACGGGCCTCTCAGTGCATCACGGGCCGTGATTCGCCACTATAAGCATCTTTCATGCTAGGATTGCAACGCACAAAATTGATGTATTCGTGATTATTGGTGTCATTCATGGTGGAAACCACCTCAAATCCTAGCCACAATGCCCAATTCAGCATGGCTTCATGCTCTGACAGGATGGTCATCGTCATTCGTGGGTGAAACTTATCGAACAGTTTGACTAAGGTTTTTGATCCGCGCGCAATGGGAATGAAGTTATCCCTTATGTTTCCAGAAAACATAGCAAACATTTGAGGGTCATCATCCTTGCCACCGTGAAACAGCCCGCCCACACAGGAATAAACGCATCCATCCCTGCGGGCGATATAGCACTCAGCGCTAGAAACCATCTCTTCGATGCCATCCTTAACGCTAGAGTAGCCAAGGAGTTTTAACTCCCTAGCGCTTTCAATGCTTAAATGCTTAACAATCTCTGGTACGTCACTGGCACAGGCAGGGACCAATCGATAAGAACCTCGCTGGATAACTTTACTTTGCATAAAGCTTCTTAAATCCAGCCTCTACTTTTTTAACGTATGCCGGATCGTTCTTGCTCCAGTAACGCGGGTCTTGCATCATCTCGCGCAAATCATCTTCGCTTGTACCCGATACAGAGTCGGCACTGCCGGAGAATGATCCGTCCTTCAACGCCTCTTGAATTGCTTCAAGTGCAATGATTCCCTCATGGCTTTCGCACATGCGTTCAATCGCTGGCATTGCTTTCTCAGGAAAGAACTTGGTGGCAAACATAGATGCAGCTTGAATGCGGTCATTTGCATTCTCGCCAAGTTGAGCAGCCTCGGCTTCAAGATCAGGCTCAGAACCAGAAAGGGCTTGGGCATACATCTCAATGCCCTTTTCAAACTTGTCCTGCCCGTATCCATTTTCAAAGGAATGCTGAGACCACCACTGCAATAACTCGCTGTCAACAGAGCCTTCTGTGTCAACGGACTCAGGAAGCTGGTACTCACCCGCAGTCTTAGGCCGATCCTTGAGCGACTCACTGCTCATCTCTTCCTTGATCTTCGAGCGGAAGTCTTCGTCCTTTGTGCCAAGCTTAGACTCAAGCTCTTTGTAGGCTTTGGCTAAGTCTTCACCGCTTTTGTATTTCTCTGGTAGCCACTCAGGTCGCTCTGGGGCTGCGTCTTCAGCAACAACAAAGTCGCGAGGCGCTTCAATAGGTTCTTCAATTGGTTCAGCGATTGCTTCACTCATGTGTTCTTACTCCTATGTGCATGGGATACTCTGCGCTCTAGAAGGCCGACGATATAACGCTGGCCTTCAAGATGTCGCAGCTCTTCGGTGGATACATTCGGGCCATTTACCATCTCAATAGTAATTGACCGAAGGTACTTTAGAACAGCAATGCCTGCTGGCCCACCAAAGACTTCCGCTACATTAAGGCTGATCTGGGCATCTTGACTTGACGCCCGCTGATAGCCATCTACTCCGATATTAACCTTGCTGCTCAATAGGTTGTTCCTGTTGTGGTGCCTGCATTTGCTGCTGCGCCATTTGCTGCGCCATTGCAGCTATTTGTTTACGCTGGTCTGCGTCACGAATCAAGCTTTCCGGCACACCAAATTTCTTAGCTAGATGAACAGCAGTCTTTTCTGAGTCAACGAGTAGCTGCAACATCTCAGGGCCAAAGGTTCCTCCGACCAACTCTAGGAAGCGGGCAACGGTAGAAATATCCTGATTTGCTTGCGCCTGCGCTAGCGGTGAAACGGAACGAACCTTAACCTCACGACCATTAACGGCAGGAACATCGATGCGTCCCTGCTTTTTAAGGATGTAGATCACTCGTTGCAGCACGGGTTGGACAAGCTCTGCCTGCAAACGACCGAATGCAGCACCCATACGGCGCGAAAGATCGGCCATACGCTCGGCAACTTCTGTTGCGGAGGCTGGTGTACGGTCAGGATTGCCCAGCATGTCGTTGTATAGCGCCTTCTTGATGTTCAACCGCATGTCTGACAGGACAAGTTGGGCTACATCGAAGTTACCAGCGGCACGAATAGGCTGCAAACCAGAAGAACCCATAGCTTTTGGAATGATTGACCCAGGAACAAGCTGAATTGTATCAGGGTTAATCACGCCATCGTCTTCCATCTGGTAGATTCCAGAGATAGACATCTGCGCGTTCTCAAGAATCATCTCAATTGTCAGGTTCGTAGTCTTAATTGCTGACAAAGCGTTAATCAGAGGGCCGCGACCGTAGATTTCGCCAGCACACTTAGACCAACGGAAGCAAATAAAGGGATTAGACCCATTGCCGCTCATTGTTTTGGAGTGAAGGACCGTCTCAGTCTCCATGCAGAAGGCATAGCTAAGATAAGCCTCCTCGTTTTTCTTGCTGTAGTCACGGCAAACGACCTCAAGCACGGTAGTTGTGCGATCCATACCCATCTGACGGGTTACTTTTTCGTCAAAGGTAGAGTTTGGGTACATCAATGACAGGTGGTCGAACTTTACATTCTTTCGCTCACGGTAAACGTGGTCAATCTTGTCATCGGGGCCAGTGTCCAACACCACATGAGGCAAGGGAATAGCAGAGAAGTTGACAGGATTGCGGGCATCACCCTCTTCAACGCACAAAACACCTGTACCTACGGCCAAGTCCATGAATGATTCATGTACCTCTTGGCTGAAGTTAGAGTTTTGCAGGATTTCAAACACGTACTCGGTGACTTCATCAAGCTCGTTGTCTACCTTTTCACGCTGCTCAGGCGGAACCTCGCTGCCGGACATAAGGTCAGCCCATCGTGCGAAGTTAGGAACAAGCCCAGACTGCAAGCGACTAGCAAACTCTTGAACGCCAACAACAGCGGTCTCGTCAAAGATTTTGTCATCCCGACGCTGGCCTGCGGTCTCTGCGTAGAAGCTTTCACGCTGAGGAAGGGCGTACTCATAGCACTCCTCAAACAGTGGAATCCAATTCTCACGAAAGGTCTTAGCCTGTTCGTACTTCTTGAGGTATTGCTTTGCAATTTTTTCCATTAGCCGAACCGACCCAAGAATCCGCCGCCACCAGCAGAGCTAAACAATGAACGACGGCCCTTGCCGCCACGACCGCCCATCTTGGTCTCACGCCCGCTCAAGGCTTCGCTAATATCATCGCGCTTGGTTTCTGATCGTTGAGCCGCTGCATCGCTTCGGGCCAAGTCAGCATCAACTCGGTCCTGCGCTGCGCTTGTATTCTCCGCTTTGCTACGTTTCGGTCCACACATCTTAATCTCCTTCTAATTTACCACTCGGTTGCACGATATCTGCATAATCACAATGCACAATTCACATACGAGACCATAGCCCTTGCTTTCGCTGTGGCCGTTTGCCCCTATTAAACACATTGAAGTCGCTCTTGGCCACGGTAGCGCTGGCAGGCTTCTGGCTATTCATTAGCGCGCGACCTTCGCCTGCACCAAGCATCATATACTGAAGCGCATCGTGAACGTGGGAAAACATATTCTTGTCTGGCTTGTCAGCGTACCGCTCGCCGGAAACTTCCATGCGCCGATACTGGTATCCACCCTCAAAGCCCTTGATTAGCTGCTGGCATCGCGGATCAATCAGGAACGCAGACTTACCTTCAATCATTTTCTGCAATTGAGTGGCAACAGATTCAAGGCGAAGATCAACGGAGTTAGATGGCGCGGGGAAGGCCCGCAAGCCAGCGCCTCGAAGGATATGGAACGGTGTGGATTCATCCGTTTGCGCACGAAAATCACCAGCAGGGTCGCCGTATATAAACACCTCAGAGGTGCTAGCAAACCGAGTAGCAATTTCCTCACGCAATACTTCTGCAAACCTTACAATCCCCATATCAAAGGCAACAAGCTCAGATTGAATAAACCATCGGCCACGAACCTTCTGCCCAAGCGTGGCTGCGGGCGTTAGGCCAAAGTCAATGCCAACGTAAAGCGGAGCGCCCGCCGCGACGGGTATCTCTTCCTTGGCAACGTGGACATCTGGTGCAAACATT